CCTCACCAGCGTGCCCGCCGTGCCGGTGAGGGTCGGCGCGCCGGTCATGGCCGAGGTGTAGCGTTTGACGGCAATCGTCATGAGGGTCTCCGTGGGGGCGTCTGGATGGATGCCCGTCCATTAATGGCCGTAGGGGCGACCGGCCGGACGCCCGCGCATCAGGCATCAATCCCGCCGCGCAACAGCAACCGAAAGCGGTCCTGTCCCGTGGTCGGGGCGCTGGGCTGAACGGTCAGCGCCAGCCAGGCGGGGAAGTTGGCGGGCGGCAGGATATTGAAGCGCAGCACGTTGCCCGCCACCCAGCCACTCCCCCAGCCTTCCCAGGCCAGGGTGAAATAGGGCGTGTTGGTCAGCGGATTGACCGGCGCCAGGTTGTGGTCGATGTCGTGATAGCCATCGCCGCCCAGTTGGTTGGTGATGTCGCCGAGGGTTTCGCCGATCACCCGGAAGCTGGTGGTGCTGGTGAATAGCAGCGCCCAGCGTTCGCGCCAGGAACTGGCGTTGCTCAGTTCCAGCGGGTAGAGCAGGTTGTTGTACTGCGCCAGGATCGGGTTACCAATCCGTTCGTCGCTCCAGACGCTCGTCCAGGCTTGCTGGGCAAACGGCGTGCTGGCTTGCGCGAACAGATCGCCGAACAGGTAGGCGCTAGCCACCAGCGCCCCGTCGGGGAAGTCATGGGTTAGGGTCCGGTTGAGCGTCAACTGCCCGCTGATGTCGGCATCGACCACCAGGGCCGCATCTTCAATCGTGGCCTCGACCGTGTAGGGCGCGGTGGTCCCGGTCAAGTCGAGCGGGGTCGCCCAGGTCACGATGCCGGTATCCGGCGCCAGACTGTAGCGGTCGGCGGCCAGCGCCAGCCCGTCGGCATCGAACACCCGCACGCGAGCGACGCCGGTTAGCGTGGTATCGACCGTTCCGCCGGCCACGGGCGACGCCACCTCCACCGAATGATGATGGAGGATCAGCGCCAAATCGCCAGTTTGCAGCACGGGTACGCGGCCGTCCGTGGGCAACCGAACCGGGTCCAACCCCAGCAGGTCCGCGTTCAACGGGAGATAGCTGTAGCCCACCGCGTTGTAGACCACGGTATCGGCGTAGACCGGGCGCGGTTTGAAAATCTGATCCACGCTGTTGCGCTCGATGACCGCTTCCGGGTCATACCAGACCTCGGTTTTTTCCTCCGGCGTCAGGTCCGCATCATTCACCCAGCCGCCCCAGCGAATCCTTACCACGCCGGTGGAGTAGTTAATCAGGCCGTCGCACACCCCGGCCTGATAGATCACGCCGTCGGTATCGGCGGTGACGTTGATCGCCGCCGCGCCGTACAACAAGGGCGTGGCGCGCACCGACAGCGAGCCGGGGCGAACCGGGGCGATGGCGACGCGGAAGCAGGTTTCATCGACGATGGCGGCTTGCAGTTGGGTGAGCAAGGTTTTCAGGCTTTGCGCCGGCGCGACGTTGCCGGCCCAGGCGCTCAGGGTGGCGATGCCCGAGCCGTAATCCAGCCCCCCGCCCAGCGTGCCCGCGTCCGTCGCCGGGTCCAGGCCGTAGTACAGCACGCCGGCCCGATCGACATAGGTCCGGCCGCCGACCAGGAAGCGGGTGGCGTTGGGGATGAGGCTCTCGGAATAGCCCTTGGTCAGGTCTACTTGCAACTCGGCGACGGTCAGCACTTCTCCGGTCACCGTGCCCTCGCCGCCGCTGGTGCGATAGCGCACCGTGACCAGGCCGGTTTCGTCGTAGGGCATGGTCGCGGCGGCGCTTTGGTAGTCGAAGTGGGTGAACACGTTGCGATAAACCGACTTGACGTTGCTTCCAGACCCGGTCACGCCGAGCCAAGTCACGCTGTAGCGCGGCCATGGAATCGACACGATGACATCGGGCAGGAATTGCAGCGTGCCCGCCGCATAGTTGACCGTGCCGTCGGTCCCGCCGGAAATCGGCAGCGCCCCGGCGCCGTCGTCGCGAATCGTCTTGTACGGGTCAACCTGCGGCCGGATTTGCATCTCCGCCGGCGTGGTGGAGAGCGCCTCGTATTCCTCGATCAACAGATTCCAGACCACCTGCACCGAACCGGGTACCAGGTTGGGATGGTCCATCGCCAGGATCAGCGAGCCGTCCATCTCCCTTAACGGGGCATTAAACACCTTCTCCCGGGGCGGGCCGTGCTGGTAATCGGCGCTGATTTCCGTACCCGGCGCCGGCAACAGCGCGGGCACGATCACCAGCGCGCCGATGTTGTAATCAATCGTGCCGGTGGCGTCGCCGGTCAGCGCGCCCAGGCCGTTGTCGCTGGCGGTCTTGGCCACCGCGTTGACCGTCCAACTCAAGTCCAGGCTGCCGGGCACGACGTTGCCATGCGCCAGGGTGGCGCGAATCCTGGGCGGGTCGAACGTGCCCGCCGAGCGATCGAAGGTGTCCACCGCCCGCGCCCAGAAGAACAGGATTTCGCTGCCCACGTCCGGCAACGCGCCGCAGGTGACCAACACGCTGCCGGTGCTGAAACTCAGACTGCCCGCGCCGTGCGCCGAGGTGGCGCCGACCAACCCGCCGTCGCCGCGATCCTGCAACCGATACCACTTGCCGGCCACCTGATAATCGACCCGCAAGGTGCCCGGCCGGGGAATGGGGAGCAGGGTCATTGTCCAATTGAGACTGCGGGTTTCGGCGGTGACCGCGATGCCGGCGGTCAGGCTGACCGCGCTCGGCGTGGCGGCCGGCGTCCAGGTGACGGTCTTGCTGCCGCCGTAGGTCGGTCCGCCGCTGACGCCGGTCAGCACGCCCTCGGTGTAGTCGATGGCGCCCACCACGGTCGCGCCGCTCAGCAAATCGCCCCGGCTGTTGTCGGTCAAGGTGACCGCGCCGGTCACCAGGCTCAAGCTGCCCTGGACGATGCCCGCGCCCAGGTAGAGCGCGGCCGTCGGCGACAGGGTGGCGCTGGTGGTCAGGGACAGATTGCCGCCACTGACGGTCAACGGCAGGGCCGCGCCGCCCGCGTCCAAGTCCACCAGCGGCGTTTCGGTTTGGGCGCTGGGCACCAGTTGCCCATACAGGGTATCGACCCACACGGTGCGTTCGCCGGTCAAGGCCGCCTGCGCCAGGGGTCGCGTGCTGTAATAGTGGGCAGCGGCGGCGGCGACGGTATCGCGGATGCGGGTCCGGGCGTTCGTGCTGGTGTAGCGAGACACTTCCAGCCCGGCAAAGTCGTAGCGCAAGGCGTCGGAAATCGCCAGGGTCACCACCCGCCGGCGGAACTCGCTGGGGATGCCGTTGATGGTATCGATGAAGGTGCGGACCTCGTGCTCGACGCCGGTGATGCGGACGTACTGTTCCAGTTCTGCCTCATCGCCCTCATCCTGCATCAGCACCAGGGTTTGCCCGACCTCGGGAAGTTCCGTGGTTTCGAGCTGGTAAATCTGTACGGCGCGCTGCCCGGCCAGGTGGTTGCCGTAGACCCAGCCCGGCCAGTACGGACCGCGCACCAGGTAGCGCTCGACGTAATCGCGCGCTTCCGCGCGGGTGTCGGTCCACGAGCCGGGCGCGAACAAGATCACGTCCACCGCCGGATCGGCGGGCCGATGGCTGATTGCCAGGTGCGCGCCCAGATAGAGCGACGTATCGGCGCTGCGGTTGGCGGCGAAGATCTTGCCCAGTCGCACCCGCCCCATCACCCGGTCGGTCGGGGCGATGTCCGGGAAAATGTTGTTCTCCTCGCCGTCGGCAATGACGGTGCCGGTCATCCGCCCACCGCCGGCGGCGGTGTCGTCCATCCGTTCGGATTCGAGAAAGACCAGATCGGTTTCGGTAATCGGCATGGCGTGCTCGGTTAGGTGCGTTGCCGCGCCCGTTCGAGCGCGGCGAGAAGTTCTTCGACGGACAACCCGGCGGCCGGGGCGCTCCCTCTGGCCTTCGCATCCAATTCTTTTTGCAGCTTCGCCCGCAGCGCGTCAACCCGCCCGGCCAGCTTGGACAGGTCGGCGTTGTTGAGCGTGCGGAGCTTATCCGTGATGCCGGCCATTACAGCAACTCGTTCAAGCCCTGGAAGTGCCTTCTCAGGTCGCGCGCCTGGCCCGCCAGACCGGACAGGTCAACGCCGGCCACGCCGGACAGGGCAGACTTGGTCCGCTCGGCGGCCTCGGTGATTTTGTCCAAATCCTCGGTCGTGCCGCTGGCGGAATCGCGCTCGCGGCGGCGCTGCTCCTGTTCCTGCTCGCGCAACTGCTCCAGCTTGAGGCTGTGCAGTTTATTGGCCTGGGCGACGGCGCGGTTGTATTCGTCCTTGCCGTAATCGCCGGCGGCTTCGTACAGCTCTCTCAGCCGGCGCAAGTTGTCCTCGTGCTCGGCTTCGAGCAGTCCGGTTTGATCGCCTTGTAGTTGCAGCATTTGCCGGCGGAAATCTTCGGCCATGTCCGCCAGACTTTGGGCGGCTTGCTCGGCGGCGGCCTTGATGCCTTCCAGCGTGCTGATGGCCTGTTCGCCGGCCTGGGTAATGCCGGCAATGCCCGCTCCACCGCCGCGCGCCAGGTTGGCGAGGGCTTCCTTGGCGCGGTCCGCTTCCGGGCCGACGCCGGCAGCGGCGGCTTGCAACTTCTTCAGCCGTTCGACGGCGGCCAGTTCCGCGCCGGCCGCGCCGTCCAGGGCGCGGGTTTCATCCATGATCGCCCGGTTGAGCTGCTCGATGCTGCCGTGGGCGGTTTGGTAGCCGGTGCCTATGGCTTTGAGCGCCGCTTGTCCTTTTTCCGAAAGCTGGTCGAAGTTCTTGGCGGCGTAGGCGGTCTTTTCGGCGACGCGGGTTGCCTCTTCCGAAGCGGTATGCGCGGCTTGAGATTGAGCGTTCTGAGCATCGGCGGCTTGCTGGGACGCATCGGCCTCGCGCGCCTTGGCATCGGCAGCCTCGTCCGAGGCGTCGGCATTCGCCCGCGTCGCATCCTCGGCTTTCTTGCGTTGTTCGGTTTCCAGGCGCAGATATTCGGCGAAATTGCCAGACTGGATTGCTTCGGTCTTTTTGATTTCAATTTCGTCGGCGCCAGCCGCGATGAGCGCCTTGATCGCGGGCGAAACCTCCTCGACGGATTTTTTCAGCTCACGGTTTTTCTGGGTGGCGATTTCGGTCGCGGCGGCCACGTCGGCCGCTCCCGTCTTCGCGCCCTCCGCCCATTCGCGGTACGCCGCCAGGATTTTTTTGACTTCCGCCTCGGTCTCGGCGCTCTGGATCGCCGCCCTGAACGCGGCCTCGATTTGCGCGGCGGTGGCCTGGGCGTTCTGCGTGATGCCACGGAAAGCAGCGATGATTTCCGCGCCACCCGCCGTGATTCGGTTGGCCATGAAATTGGCCGACACCCCCAACTTATCCAGCGCGTCGCCCAGTTCGCGCGATTGCTGTTGTTGTTGGGCAGTGGCTTCGCCCTGGCGCAGGATTTGCCCGGTCGCCGCGTCGTAGATCAACCCCAGCGCGGCATATTGCGCGGTTAGCCGCTGGATGGTTTCTTGTTCCGCCGCATGGTTTTTGAGCTTTTGTTCCTGGATGCGGGCGTGCGCTTCCGATTGCCGGGCCGCTTCCTCTTCCGCCTTCGCTTGCTGTTCGGCCGCCGCCGCCGCCTGTTGTTTCGCTCTTGCCAGCCGCTCGGCCCGCTGGGATGCCTGCTCTTCCAGTGGGGCGTTTTTGGTCAACCGGTCATTCAGCCCAGTTAGCTTATCGACCAGGTCAGCCACCATGGTTCCGACGCTTTGCCCGCCGGTCGCCCAGCGGGTAAACCGGTCAATCAGCGTCCCGATGCCGTACCCCAACGCGCCGACGCCGGCAATCATTCCGGTCACCAAGCCGGGGAAGCCGGTCAGCGCGGTAATCGCGCCCGCCACTGCTGGATTCAGCGCGAAAAACGCCCGCGCCAGGTTGCCAAGAATGCCAATGACCGGAATCCCGGCGGCACTCAATAACTTCATCGCGGCAACCAGCAAGCCGATCTTGAGCGCCAGTTCGGCGATTTCACCGACCGCGCCGAACATCGCCGCTCCAAACTTGGAAATCACCGGGATGATTTGATTGGCCGACGTGGCCAGCCCGGAAATTTCTCCGGCAAGGTTTGCTAACTCCGGGCTGTTTTCCGAGACAGCGGAAAACAGGGTATTGAGCGCGCCGATAAACGGTTTCAGCCCGTCCACCGCGCCGGCCACGAACTGGGAGAAGTTGCCGAGCAGGTTGATGATGGCTTGCAACAGGTCGCGCAACCCATCGACCGTGGTCAAGTCCATCCCTTCGCTCAGCTTGGCGAACGCCTCGCCCAGCTCGCCCGATACCGCTTTCAGCCCGTTCACCAGCGGGCGCCAGTCCACCCCGGCCAGCGCGGCTTCGAGGTTGTTGGCCATGGCGCGGACCAGGTTCTCGACCGCCGCGATTTGGGGCTTGAGGACGTTCAGCAACGGCGATAGATCGCCGGCCTTGATCGAGCGATCGAACGCGGCGGCCAGGTCACCGGTCGCGGACACCAGCGCCTGAATCTGGGGTTTGAACGCCGTGCCGATGGTCACGCTCAGTTGCCGGAACGATTCGTCGGCGCGCTTTCCGGCCGCTTCGGCGGTTTCCAGCCGGGTCGCCACCTCTTTCGCCGCCGATCCGGTGCTGTTGAACGCCGCGTCGGTGACCTTAAGATAGCCACCCAGGTTTTGAATGACCGTTCCGAACCGGCCTGCCTGCTCGACCCCAACCAATTCTTGCGCGAAATAGGATTTCTGCGCATCGCTCAGGCCAACAAACGCCTTGGCCACGTCCAGAAAGATGTCCTTGCCGTCGCGCAGTTTGCCGTTGAGGTCGGTCTGCGACACCCCAATGGACGCCAGCGCGGCCTTGACCGGCTCGGTTTTCGCGGACAGTTGTTGCAGGCTGGTCTTGAGCGCGTCGGCGGCTTCCGACCCGGAGCGGTACACCTCGATGATGGGGGTGAGCAGGCCCGCCGTTTCCTGCATCGAAAACCCCATGGTCTTCGCAATCGGCGACAACGCGGCCATGCCAATCGCCAGTTGCTTCACATCGGTCGCGTACTTATTGCTGACTTCGTTCAGCATATCGACGACGCCGGCCGCCTCGCTCGCCTCGGCCCGGAACCCTTTCAGGATGGAAACCAACAGCTCGCTGGATTGCGCCGCTTCCAGATCGCCGGCGATCTTGAGCTTGACGCTTTCCGTGACCAGGTCGAACGCCTCTTTGGCGGTATAGCCGGCCTGGACGAAATTCGCCATGGACGCGACCAGTTCCTGGCCATTCTGAGCGAACTGCTGGGCGGTTTGATTGAGTTGCGCGCCGTAGCCCTTGGCCGCTTCCATCCCGCCGTCCAGCACTTTGGCCAGATCAGCGAGGGCGGATTCGTAGGACTTGGCGGACTCGTAGGCGCGCCCGGCAACCAGACTAGCCACCCCGACCAGGGCGGTATTCAGCGCCAGGGCTTTGGCGGTGGCCTGCGCGAGCGGGTCGGTGGATGCCTTGACGGCTTCCCCGAAGGCGCGCATGTCCTCGCCGACCGTCGAGAATTCGGACTGGGTAAGGGTGCGCCCCAACTCCTTGACCTTGGCGTTGACTGACTCAATATCTTGCGTCGCCAGGTCAACAGCTTTGATGACCAGTTCAAGCAACAGATCGTTTCTGGCCATCACTCACACCGTCTGCAAGAGGATTGTGACACGCCACTGATCCTCCGCCGCGCCGGACGGAGACTCGAAAAAGACCGGTTCCGCGGTGATGCCATTCTCACGGAACGCGACGGTGAATTGCCGCTCGTCGGCCAGCACCAGGATTCCGGTCCACCCCGGCGTGTCGGCCAGGACGCGCAACGCGGTGAGGGTGGAAAGATGGAGCCAGACGTGTTCGCCGCCGAGAGTAATCGGCCGGCCCGCTTGTTTGGCCGCTTCCTCGATGATCAACGAACCGGTCAACGAATACGTACTGGCCCGCGCCACGGGCGACCAGGCGTATTCGTCGGTCCACTGCAAATCATCGGGCAGCGTCACGCCGCCGAGGGTGATGGCGGGCATGGCTGCGGGGGGGGGAGTTACTCGATTTCGTCGTAGTAGTACGCCGCGACTTCCCCGGTCAGTTTCTCGGGCGTCAACGTCAGTGTGCCGGCCGCGAACGCTTCGACGATCAGATCCAGATTGCCGCTCGGGGTAATCAACGCCTGCGGGATGTACAAGATTCCATCCTTACCCGTGGCTTGATTGACGCAGTCGTACATGACGCGGAAGCGCGAGGGCAACTTGCCACCGCCCGCGACACGGTTGTAGGTATAGGTGTCGGTGGAGTACCCCAACAGCACGGTCGCGCCATCCGCCGGGGCTCCCGCCACGCCCGATAAGAACTTCACCATCGCCAGCCGACGATTGACCAGGAAATGCGTACCCTCGGTGTAGGCCGGGGTCGGCCCTGGATCGGCGGTGGCCGTCATCGCGGTAGCGGCCAGCCGCCGCCAAGTGGGATAGATCGGGACCCATTCATCGAGTTTGACCACGAGTTCACGGTCAACAACCGCCGCTCCGGTATTCGTGCCCTGTGAGGTCAGCCCGCGCAGTTGCATGGCGAGCACGTCGGGGCTCAGCGTGTCGTTCTTCACCTCGATGCTCGACACCTGATCCGGCTGGGTCAGGGTATTGAGATTCTGCCCATTGGTGTCTCGACCTCGACCGACCCGGTACGCGGTCTTGATCGACCCCGGATTGAGTGTGATCGCCGTAGCATTGAGATCGTCCATGTAATAGAGCGGATCTTCACCCGCCCCAGCCAATGGGCCCAGTTTCAGGTCGCCAATAAGAGAAATAGCCTCGTATGACATGGTTTACTCCTCGCGGCTCTGCCGCCAAGTGACACGCAAACGCAGGTAGGACCCGACGGTCGGTCGAAACAGATCGCCGTCCGCGTCGATCCCAAGGATTTGAATCGTGAAAACCAAACCGGCGCGCTGGGTCTGTTCCAACGCCCGCGCAACCTGTTCTTCCAACTCCATGAGCCGTTGATCGGCGACGGCCGAATCGTCGTCGGTGGTCCAGATTTCCAGGCCGATTTCCGTCGTTCCGATCGGCCGGCTGTACAACGGCCGGCCGGTCGTGTTGCCGCGCAACACCCGGACGGTGTCCACGGTCGGGATTTCGGCATTGGCGTGGGAATGGACCGCGACCGGATGGAGGACCTCTTCGGTCTCCGGGTCCGGCACGTTCAGCGCCGCGTTCAGGGCGCCGGCGATGCGCTGAATCAGGGTTGCCCACATGGCCGGTTATCCTCCCACTACAGCCGCATGGATCGCGGTTATGCCCTGGTCCGCCAGGCGGGCGGCGACCCGGTCGGCAACCGGCGTCAAGTAATCACGCGGTTTGATGCCCCGGCGTTGGATCGCGCGGGCGATGGCCCAGGCCGAGGCGCGGTCGCCACCCAGCCGCTTGGACTTCATCCAATCCTGGATCGCGCGCCAGGGCGGCAACTTGCCGCCCGGCTTGCGCCCTTCCAGCACGTAGCGGGCATAAGCCAAATGCGGGCCGACCCGCCATTCCAGCGGGCCGATCTGATCGGCGCGAACGCTGTTGATCAGCAGCGACGTGGCCGCCGCGCCCTGGTCGGCCAGGGTCTGTTTCATAAAGCGCGCCGCCTCTTCGGCTTCGCGGGCCAGCAAGCGTTGCAGCGCCCAGGGGATGCGCTCGGGCAGCGCGTCCAGGGCGCGCAGGCCGGCGTCGTCGAACCGCACGTCCAGCCGGATCATGCGTCCTCCAGTTCCAACCGCAGCTTTTCGTACAGATAGGCCGGCGTGCCGGCGGTCGGCAACCCGGCCAAGCCTTTTTGCAACTGCACGACGGTGGTGTCGGTGGCCAGTTCGCGCATGGCCTCGATCAGCGCCGCCAGCAATACCAGCGGCCGTTGCAGTTCCGTGAAGGTGACGGTTTCGGCGGTGATTTGGTGACTGGCCAGGTAGCGATAGGTCAGCGTGCCGCCCCAGGTCGCGATTTGCGCCGCCGACGGCTCGGGAGCCAAGCGCAGCATGGCAACGCCATCGACATCGAGCAGCAACATGTACGGCGTCAAGCCGAGGTAATCGTCATCCCAGGGTTGGCGGCGCTGATCCTTGCCCCAATCGGTGGAGGGAGCGCCGCGCAGATCGGTCGGAGCCGGGTAATCGGAGACTCCGACGCTCAGGGCCAGCGTGCCGGATGCCCAGCGCAAGCATTTGCTGGTCAGCCGGACGGCGGCATTCCGCAAATGGCGCACGAAATCCGCGTCGTCTTCCGCCGTGAAGCGCGCGGCAACTTTCCCCAACTGGGCTTTGTGATCGATTACCAGGTCGTCGAGGGTCATGGGCAGGTTCCAGCGGGCAGCCCGAACGGGCCGGGCTGTCCCGACAAGGAGCGATTATTCGCCGGCGGGGGATTCGATCGTGGGTTCGTCGATTTCCGTGGGCGGGCCCGCAACGATGCCCAGCGCCACGGCTTCCGCCGGCACCAGATCGATTTCCAGCACGCCCATAATTTCCCGCACATCCGGACCCAGGCGCGCATCGGCGCGCACGCTGATCTGGACGTGGCCGAGATCGCCCTTCGCGGCGACGACGGCGCTCAAGCCATCGACGGACGGGACCAGATCGACCAGATTCGGGTCCGATACGTCCCAGACCGGGACGCCATCCACCGGCGCGGGGTTGCCCTTGATGTCAACGGGCTGGAGTTGTAGTTCAACTTTTTGGGTTACTGACAGGGTCAGGCTCATCGGGGTAGTGCCTCCAACAGAGAAAGGGGAGTAGGGGAAAGACAGTCGCCACTGTAGCGACGGGCTGTCGAACCGCTGACACCAGAGGGCCAACAGCCAGCGCCACATTATTTCGCCTTCCGGCTGACCTTGGCCGGGGATGCGGTCACCACTGGGGCAGAAAGCCATTCGCCGGCTACCGGTGGCCCGGCATCGTCCCCGGCGAATGGAACATCATCCCCAGGAGGATGCATGCGTGCCGGCGGAATCAGCGTCTCATCCACTTCACGCGCCTCGCCCGGCGGAATAGCCCGGCCGCCGATATAAACGGTGGTCGGGCCTGGATTGCTGTACAGCATGGTCATGGCTACCAGGTCAGGGTCAGTTCGCGGTACAGGACGCGCAACTTGAGCAGGCTGTTTCCGGTGATGATTTCGCCGGTCAACATATGCAGCACCAGCGGCGCGTCGGCGACGGGCGTGAACGCCGCCGTGGTCGTCGGGGCCACGTAGCGGAAGGCATCCGCCGTCGCGTCCAGGAATCCGGTCGCTTCGACGGTCGCTAGCGTTGCGCCGGCGGCGTCGCTGTACTTGATCGCCAGATCCTCACCAGCGGCGATGCCGGCATAGGCCGTACCGCCGTAGTCGAGCCACAGTTCCGCGCCGACCAAGATCAGCGCCTTGCCCGCCCCCGGCGCAGACACCAGGGTCGCCGGGGTGGCGTTCAACGCCAGCAGCGCGGCGGAACTGATTTCGACGATCTTGGTCTTGAGCGGCCCATCATAGTTTGGGGCATAGGCCGCTGGGTCGGCCGCGCGGTAGGCGCTTTCCGCCGCGTCGGCCGCCGGGGTCCTGGATTCACCCGGCGGGATCACTCGCCCGTCGCCGTAGGCGATACGGGTTTCGGTGTTGATGTACGTAGGCATACGGCCTCACTTCGCATATTCGGACGCCGAACCCAGCGCGTCCTGTTCGTAGTGGAAATCGAATCCCAGCAGAAAGATGCCGGAACCCGCCGACAATGTTAGCGCCAGACGGCACAGAAACAGGGCGCTTAGCCCAAACGCCTGATTCATCGCGGCGCTTTCAATCGCGGTGATCTGGGGAGTCCAGGCGGTCTTGCTGCCGCTAATCGCGCCCGTCAGCGTGATCTTGTCGCTGATCGGGGTAGCCTGTACCGGGCTGCACCAGAGGTATTCAAACGTCCATTCCCCGGTATAAATCTCGCTGGCATCCGGCATCCAATGCACGTGGGGCTTGAGCGGGCTACCGATCTGATAGGCATGGGGCAATTGCGCATCGAAAAACAACTCCTTGTTGTTGGTGAACCGCCAGGCGTAGATGCCGGAGCTATTCACGTTGGCAAGCGCCGCCGCGTTGGCTCCGGTGGATCGCGCGCCCGGCGCGATGCGCAAATCGTCCCAGTTGGCCATGGGTTACGCCGCCGCGGTGCGGGCGTCGCTGTCGTAGACGATGATGCTGGTTAGCCGGCTTTGCAGCGGCGAGGGTACTTGCAGCGCGTTGTATTCCTCGCCGTAGGCGATGCGCTGGCCGGTCGGCAAGCCGTTGCTGTCCACCGCCTCGAACGGCGCGCCGGTCATAAACGGCCGGCACACCACGTAGCTCAATGTCCCCCGCGCGCCCAACAGGATGCGGTCGTCGCCCAGGTCGATGCCGGGGGCATTGGTCCCGAACGCAGGGATGCCCTTGATCGTTGCCAGATCGCCCGAACCGGTCAGGTTGCCGCCGGCGCGCATCGCCTCGGCGGCGAACTGGCTGGCATTGGTCAGGGTGTCGTTGAGTACCGGGCTCATCAGCATCATGTCGGGCATGATGTAGCGGTCGGCGCTCATGATCGCCTTGCGCGCCCCGACGGCCCGCAGCGCGCCGTTGAGGTGGTCTTCCAGGTCCACGCCGGACGGCAGCTTGAGATCGAATTTGCTGACGTTGTTGGCGCTGGCGTAAGTGATCGTGGTGGTGGTGGTTGAGGTGGGCGTCGTGGCGGCGCCGGCTTCGGTGACCAGCCGGATCAATCCCAGGTTGTAGCTCTCAACCCGCCAGTAAGTACCGGCGGTCTGGGTGCCGGAGCCGTCGTATTCGGCTAACGTCGTCCCGTTGAGCACGACGGTGATCGGGTTGACCGCGCTCCCCACCGCATTGCCTTCCAGGTCGCGTGTCTGCTTGGGCCGGACGATGGGCCAGTACGTGGTCTTGATCAGCGAGTGCGAGCCGTCCACCTGGCTGGCGATGTTCTCGGCGGTGCGGGTGGTCGGGCTGTAGGCGTCGGCGGCGCGTTGCAGCTCGTTCGCCACGCGCCGCGCGACGAGTTCGCGCATCAACCGGGCGTTGCTCTCCACGTTGCGGGCGTAGGCGTCCCAGTCGATCAGGCTGGCGCGACTGAAATGGGCGACTTCGTTGCTGATGAGCAGCGACAGCGCCATCTTGTTGACGTAGGCGGTGTCCATCTTTTGCTCGATGGACGCGCGCGGGATGCCCCGGCCCTCGTAGACGATGCCATCGTTGACGACGGAGCCTGCCTTGCGCAGTTCGTAGGGGATCTGCGTGGTCGCTTGCGCGGCTGGATCGGTCAGCACCTGCACCAGGTCCAGAATCGCCAGATCGGACAGGGCTTCGCGGATCACGGTGCGCTGGAATCCGACCGGCACATTGAGATTGCTGACGGTGGTCGCGCCGCCGTCGGCCAGCCGCTTGGCTTCGTCGGCCAGCGCCGCGCCGTGCAGGCGGTCAAATTCGGCCAGAATCTTGCGAACCGGAGCCTTGAGGTCCTTCTCGGCCTTCAGGCGCAGGCCGCGCCCGGCCAGCGCCAGATTGACGTTGATGGCCTCTTGCAGTTTCAGCGGCGATTGATCCTCGCCGACGGTGACGCGGGCGGAACCCTGGATCGGATAGCCCAGGCTGGCCAGCTTGGCGCGCACCGCCATCTCATCGGCCAGGGCGATGACATGGCCGGCGACGGCTTCCACCTGCGCCGGCGTGGTGTTGGCGGTAATCAGCTCATCCACGGCCAGCAGCTTGGCGCGCGTCGTTTCCGGCAGGCCCTTGAGGCTTTCCGCTTTTTCGGTCAGCGCCACGAATTGCGCCTTGCGCTCGCTCAGGGTTTTCGCGGTAGCGGCGACGGCGTCGGCTTCGCGCTGACGCTCGGCGGCCAGCAGCTTGCGCACGTCGTCCTCGGTCAACGTCTTGGGCGCGTCAGCCGTCGGCGGGGCGGCCGGGGCCTGCACGGTCAACTGGATCGTGGCGGGTTTCTCGCCGATCTGTTCGGCCAGGGTCTTGCCGGCCATCGCCAGCTGCTCCACCAATTCGGCCAGGGCCTTGTCATCCTCGCCCAGAGACTTGGCGGTTTCGGAGAAGGTCTTGCCGAGCTGGTCGATGACGGTCTGTGCCAGATTGAGTTCGGCCAGACGCTTGAGTAGGG